GCTCAATTCCAGTAAAGGCCATTGCTCTAGTGATAATGGCTTGTCGTGCTTGATCTAAAGTCATTGCCATTTTAACCACCGTATTTCTGAGCAATATAGTTAAAGGTTAAACCGTAAACACCTTGTGGCGCTTGTCTTGAATAGCCACCTGTAGTTTTTGGTGTCTCTGGTTTGTCAGTGAAGTCGCCATATTCGATTTTGGTTGCATAAGGCGCATTCGTTTGGATGTATACAGTAGAGTAAGGAACAAGACGAGATAAAGCACTTGTTCCTTTGCTAATGGTTGAGCCACCGCCTTTATCTTTCTCTGCTTCATTAAATGATTGGTCAGTCTGGTTTATGCTGACTCTGTGTGATGCCCTAAATGCCCCTGTATCAACTGGACTTTGGAGAACAACACCTTGTAATGCATCAATCACAATATCTTTTTGCTTTTTGGTTAGATCGGCTTCAATTGTTTTAGTGAAGGCACTCGGTTTGCTTGTCCAGCCCATTAAAAGTCACCTCAACTTTACCAAACAGTATCTCAAATACTGGTTCATTCCCTACTGTAAACACTCGACCGTTAATGGTGGTTTTATGTCGAATAAGATAGCCTTTGTTAGTATCTGCAAAGAGTACATACTTACATTCTTCGCCATCTAACAGCACCTTCTTTGGGTCATTAGTGGATTTGCGAACCTCAGCGTGATAAACGCCCTCTTGGTTTACAGCCTGACTTATTAAGTTCCCATCATCTAAGTGAATCATTAGACTTTCCTCAATTGAGCAATCCATGTTGCGTCCGCTGGATCTTTTCCGTAACTCACAACACGATAATTCCCGCCTTCAATCACCCAAATGTCGTTAACATCTGGCTCAACTAAAGTACCCGCTGCATCTTTTACTTCATTTTGCAGTAGCACGGCCTTAGAGTCTGTGGCGCGGTAATCTATAGGCTTCACCAAATCTTTTAAATAAGAGCCAAATAGGACGCCTCTGCCGCCATATACATATTCAGTGTAAGTATCTTCACCAGCGGCGGGATTAGAACCAGTTAGCTTCTTTCGAGTACAAGTGAATGTATCTACAGCGTCTGCAAGCTCATCCTCTGCATCAAATGCGGCTGCCAGTTCTTGCTGAATTTCATCACGCATTCCCATGGCCTACTCCGTAATAACAAAGGTGTTGATGTGATACTTCTCGCTAAAGAATGGCTCAAGCAGATCAAGGATAAATTGCATATCGCCACTTACTGACTCTTCTTTGCCTGCAACATACGTCTTGCTTACAGACGTGCCAGACTGTGCAGCGACTGTTTTGGATGCTACTACACCTTCTTTAGTTGTGTAGAGTTGCCCTGCTGCTGCCAGTTTTGCTAAGTAAGCGCCAGCCGTAAGAATCGCATCTGGCACTTCACCTTCTGGATAGTCTGGTAAATTTCTAGCATTAAGCCACGCATTAGCCTGCATCACAGCAATAACCGGATCACCAGTTCCCCACCAGTCAGGCCCTAGCTTTTGAGTCACACTTTCGACTGTTACATAGTTCATAGCTTAATCCTAAAAATCTAATTAAGAAGGACGGCCCGAAAGCCGCCCTGCTTTAGTTATGCACCACCATTCAGCGGTGCTTCTGGCACAGGAACTGCTACTTCTGGGTCCTTAATGCCATAGTCACCCGCTGTTTTGGCAGGGTCAAACATAGTGCCTGCTGCTAATGTGTCAGTCGCATCATCAGCATATCGGCGGTCAGTTGGGTATTGGTATTTGTAGTCTGGTTGCTTCTCAGCCATGACTGCTCTCCTTAAAGGTTAGTAATTAGGAAGCGGATTGAGGTGTCTTCTGGTTTGGTTACAAGTTCCCAGTTAGCTGCCTTCTGCAAATCAGCCCAAGAAGCGCTTAAAGACTCACGCTCTGTACCACCAGTTAAAGTGTCCTTAGGTGCAATGAAGCTAAAACCTTGCGGATGGATCAACATGTTGCGACGCGTCCAAAGGATTTCATGACCAGCACCATTACCAGTTGATTGTGTTTCTTCAACCTTCAAATCTTTTGGACCGGGAACAGAGTCATATGCAAATGCGCGTGGACCTGCAAGAATCGTGATGAACTTAGCGTTTGCGCCTGTGCCAATTTGCGTATTGGTATCTGTTTCAATGACTGCGCGCCCGTTGTAAACGGTGATTGGTGGCAAGTTATCACTTGTGGTCACTTGTTCAAGTAATTGCTGTTTACGCATCTTCGCAGCAATACGTGAATGCACGAACATCACACCACGTCCACGTAATGAAGCATTCATTGTGCTTTCCGCATCAATGTAGGCATCTACTGACCAACGTGAAGCATCTGTTGCTGTTGAAGCAGAGATGTCAGTAGTGAATCGCTTGCCGTTCGCCTGGTCATAATTACGCAAGCCAATTACTGTTGCTAGAGCACGGTTTTCGGCAGCTTGTTGCCAATACTTATTCAGCATTCCACCAATAAGCTCAAGTGAATTGACCTTCGATAAATACTGCCCAAGAACAGACTCAAGAAAGCCTTCGTTCATATAAGCAACGCGGCCTTGCATTTCACCTGCATCAATCGTGCGAGGCATTGCGATATCAGTCAAAATGGTGTTGCCATAGTTCTGTTCAACATTGCCGTCTACACCGTTGATGTATGGAACGACGAATGTTGATGAACCACTTGTAAGCAAAGGACGTAAAGATTCATCAGATACGAATGCACCTGACTGCACGAGTGGCGAAACTGCCACAGGATTTGGACGTAGATAAGATAAAACTACGTCACGGTTAAATACTTCTACTAAAGAAGGCATGGAGTTACTCCCAATAATTAATTATTAAAGTCACCATTCGCTACTGCTGCTTGGAACCCTTGAGGGTCATTCTTTTGGAATTCCAAGCGCTCTTGCGTGGTCATTTCACTTGGTTTCTTGGTAGCTCCACCACCCGAACCACCGCCAGAAGCCCCACTTCCTGACGCATTTGATGCAACAATTAATGGCTTAAATGCCACGTTGCTGCGAAACTCTTTTTTGAGGTCATCAATACTTAAAGCACTAGGTTTGCCCTGCGAATCTAGTACACGTACTTTGACCTCACCGTTTTCATCAGTTTCAACTTGAAGACGATTTGTAATATGTGGAAGCAAAACTGCCTCCGAGCCTTTGATTGAAAGCTCACTTGCTAATGCTTGTGCTGTTTGCCCGACAGTTAATTTGTAGACTTGGTCTTGCAATGCTTTGGTAGCTTCTGCATGTTTAGCTTCGGCTTGTTCGAGTTTCGCTTTCCAAGATGCTTCAATTGCAGCCACATCACCTTTTTTACGGGCTGCTTCTTCGGCTTCGCGTTGAGCTTTTTCTTCGGCTTCGCGTTGTTTTTGTTGAGCAGATTTCTTTTCACCAAGAAGTTCTTCAACTTTCTTCTTCAGCCCATCCAGTTCTGAATTATCTTGCTGCGGCAGACCTTCAACTTTTAAATAAAATGCGCCATCTTTTTCTTCGTAAAGCGCTTTCATTTCATCAGATAAGCCCTCTAGGCTATCGAGTTTGTATTTCATGTTTTGCTCCCTGAGCGGTTTTGCAGTCACAAACTGCGGGCAATAAAAAAGCACCCGAAGGTGCTAAGGTTTGAATTTAATTTAGCGTTTGCGCTTTAAGTAATCTTTGAAATGCTTTTTTCTTTGCCAATAGGTGAGCCCACCGACAATGAAAATTAATGCAAAAATGAGTTCTGGACTAATACTCATAATCCCAACCTCTTAAACATTTCTTCATCAAGCTTTTTTAGTTCAGCAAGTGTGAATGGCTGACCTGTTAAAGGATCTACAAACTTATCCAATGAGTATTTCCCCTCTTTGAATAGTTTGTATCTTGTCGGCCCAAGCCAAGACTTTTGAAAAGCTGCATCTTGTTTATCAAACCAACCTTTGAAAGTTGTATTTGAATCAACAACGCCTATTTCACCTTCACCATTCACTTTATTGTTAAATGGACGCATCCCAATTGTTTTTCCTGAATCATCAGAGACGGGAATTAGAATCGATCTACAGTTGGGGTGAAGTGGTGGCACAGGATGAGGTTCATCTTTCTTATAAACCTTGTCTGAATAACCCATGCAGATTTTAGAAGTGCGGCTATCTAGTGTTGCGATGAACTTTACATATTCAACACCAATGATCTGATATGTTTCATTCAGAGCAACATTGGACACATGACTTCTAGCAGTACGAACCATAGTTGAAATCTGGTTTCTACTTTGATCAAGCAAGCCATCTTGGTAATTAAGTGCTTTCTTACCCTTAATCCGCTGAACAATTTGCTGGTTTGTCTGACCTTTAGATAAGCCGTCTCGAATAGTTTGCTCTACCCGAACTTTTGCATCGTCTGCGATCTTCTCGAATAGGTAATCAAGCAGCACACCACCGCTTAAAGGCGTTTTCTTTGCCTTGTTGAATAGCGTCTTTCCATTTGGTTCTATTTTGCGATTAGCGAGGGTTTTAGCCTGATATGTAGCTTCATACACCGCTAATGCAGTAGCGCTTACAGTGAAGCTCTCAAGCAATCCTGACGCTACACTTGCCTGCCAAGTCTGAACCAATGTTCTAACTTCTTTCAAAGCAGGTGTTGTGTATTGCGCTGCCATCAATGCAGTCTTTTCAGCGTCACTCAAGTCATCTAACAAATCTCTTAACTTTGAAAGCATCTCACTAGAGAGCGAATCAAATTGTGTTAGGAGATTATTGATTTCAGTTGAAGAGAGCCGATACAGATAGGCCTGATGTGATACCAGGGCATCAAGTAGAGCTTGTTGTGACAACTGGACGTTCATTTGTCACTCCTGCGATTTAAACCACCATAGGTCTATTAATTGACTCGCTTTCGATACGTGTTTGCTCATCTTCAAAGCTAATTTCTGGCACTTTCCCAGTTGTAAGCAACTCATGGAATGTTTCCATACTCATTCGATTAGCAAGTACCATTTCCCAATAGAATTTAAGCGTATCAAGGTCAATCTTGCCTTTGGCGAAGTCTTGCTTAATGGTGAGTTTCGCCTTAGATCCACTTCCGTAGTATGCCGCACACCATTTAAGCGCATATTCCATCGCCTCATTAGTATTGGCCACACACAAAGAAAGGACGCTGTACTGAGCAAGTTTTTCATTATTTGATTGAGTAGCCGTTTTATTGACTTGTTCCGTCTCAAGAATCTTGGCACCCATGGCCTGCATGTACTTTTCTTTAGCATCCATAGCCTGTTTTGCTAAGGTGCTTTCAGTGACTTGCTTGTAGTCAAATGATGAGCCTTTCGGAAGCATTAAAGGATTCTTAGAACCTAAGCGAACTCCATTTTTCTGCAACCAGTCACGCCAACCTTCATCAAGTTCATTAATAACTGGCTGAGCTTGTCCACAGATAAATACCATCTCTTCATAGCTTGCGCTGTTTTGATAATGGGCCAAGTTCATAGTGACAATTGGTTCTAATGGGATCGGGTCAATATTCCAATCATTAGCCAAAGACCCCAAAGGAATAAAAGGAATTTCATTCCATCTTTGGCCTAATGAATTCGTTGGATAAAAGATATCCCCGCCCTGTAGTTCTCCTGACTTATCTGTATAAACTTGAACGTTATATTCATTGTTTTCATCAAGTCGAAGTACGCGGTAAATATTGATTTCTTTCTTAGAGAATTCGTCTTCTGGATCTTTTACCGTGGACTTCTCATGCAAGACAATAAGTTCAGGCTTATAGACCGAACCAACTCGCTTTAGACTCCAATTGATAATGCTCAACGACTCATAAAATACGATTGTTGGTCGAATGCCTAAGCTCTCTGCCTGCTGCACAGACACATTGCCGTCAGTAGTTGGATAATCAACAAATAAACCACCACGTGCATGTTTAAGCTGACCTTGCAAGGCAGATTGTGCAACTTGGTAAATTGACTTACCTGTACCATCTGCATCGTATTTAAGAAAATCCATTCCATCTGGTTCGAATGTTGGGTCCTCAGCAAATACCACGCCCACCATCTTGTTTAATGTGTCTTTAGAAATCTCGTAGAACACAGCACGGGTTAAATAAGCCAAATAATATTGATCATTCTGCGTTAAATCAGACGATACATTGGGTTTTGGTAAATAAAGTTCGCCACGCTTCTTAACCGTGGCAGAACCATCACAGACATCGTCGATAGTTTCCCAACGCTTTTTCATGTCTGCATAAGCTTGATGTTCAGTATTAACTGGCATTAGTAAACCATTCCTATATCTAGTGATCTTGCAGGACGAATAATTGGGAAGCGTTTAGCAAGAGGATATCCGCCAGCATCTCCCACATGGTCCAAGCCTGATTTCTTATCTGGCATTCCAAAATCGTCATAAACTTGCTGCTCAAAAGTTTCTGTGAGTCTTGGACATTTATTTGTATTGACTAAGAGTGTTCGCTCACCATTGCCATTTAAGATCAAAGCATTTACTGCATTAATTCGGTCTTTAATGTT